GGTAATAGAACCTGCAAGATTTAACTTGCTATAGTCAATTGCTGCTGATGCATTAATATCAGCGTTTACAATTGTGCCATCTAGAATCTTTGCAGATGTTACTGCACCGTCTGCTAGGTCACCAGCGACGATAGTACCATCGGCAATTTTAACCGAAGTAATAGCACTGTCAGCAATATCCCCAGTAGAAATAGTCCCATCAAGAATCTTGGCTGAAGTAATGGCTCCATCTGCAATGTCGCCAGCAACAATTGTTCCGTCTGCTATCTTAGCGCTAGTAACTGCTGAGTCTGCAATCTTGCCAGTAGTTACCGCATTAGAAACAATCTTGCCTTCTGTGATTGATAGGTCATCAATCTTAGTTGTACCTACAGCACCAGTTGCAATTTTACCACTTGTAATAGCAGAGTCTGCAATATCACCTGTAGCAATTGTAAGGTCAGCAATCTTGGCTGATGTAATTGCACTATCGGCAATCTTTGCAGTTGTAACGTTAGCGTCAGTAATTTTTGCAGTAGTTACAGCGTTAGATGCAAGCATTGTAGTTGATACATTGCCTGTGCCAGTTGACAAAGTTACGTTAGCAAGAGTTAACCCGTGTGCTGTGGTTGTGTTTTCAATGTGGGTATTAGCCTCACGATAGTCACGACCAATTGCCATGTGTCGAACTTGTGCACCTGCTGAGTGAGCCTGTCCAGTAGAGCCATCAATACCACGAACAATAGTTAGTGTGTTGGTACTGACGGCGGTAATATCTACAATTTCTTCAAGGGCTGTATCTGGGTCAATAACTACAGTAAAGATTTCACCTGCTGAAATCGTAATACCACCAAGCAGCGCACTTCCAGATACGACTGTAGCCGAAGTGGCGCTTGAGTTAATGCCAGCAGTAAGTGTGGTTTGCTGGGAACGGGATGAGTATTTTCTTGTTGGCATTCAATCTTCCTATCGGCTGAAGTGAACTCGTGGTGGGTATTGTTGTTGTTGCGACAGATTTTCTTCTGAAAGACGCTGTGTGTAAAGAGCAAAGAGTTGACGGTACGCATTAGTTGCTGAACCAAAGGTACGCTTGTTATCTGTTTCGTCAGCCTGTGGTGACTGTGCACCAGTACGGGCTGGGTCTAGGTAGGCAATCAAACGGTATGAAGCACCAAGGATTACAACATCTCGGCAAGACTCTGGCAATCCAGTCTGTGCGCTAAATGAATCTGTAGATGTAGTAGATATTGTTGAAGGTACGGTTGCATAAACAACCTTTACCTTACGGCCTGACACAATTCTGTCACCAATAGTTACTGTCTGTGCTCCTGTGCCCCAAGTGGTTTGGTCTGGAAAAGCATCAAACTCCCATCGCTTAATGCGAATCCATTCCTTGCTGGAGCCAATGTCTTGCCAGTGCATAGTTAAAATGTTTTGTATGTTCTTGTTATCTAATTCGTATGTGTTAATTGCACTGCTGCTATATGTAAAACTTGTTTGCTTAACTGCAAAAATAGCCGCGCCCATAGCGCGAAGGGTATCTTGAATAGCACGCTTTACAACGTGTCTAGGAAAAGTAGGAGAGATAGTTACCTTAGAACCAGCAGTGTGTGTATCAGCAGTAGAACCCATAAAGCCACGGCCGTATGGAGAAACTGTTGCGCTATTAGAAATGCGGTCTACTGTGTCTACCCAGAATAGTTCATCATCAATCTCGACAATACCAGTGCCAAGGCGTTGGGCATCTGCTACGTTAAAAATTGTAGGTGATGCAAGAGTAGATGTAGTTGTAGTAATAGGACCTGTTAGGTGTGTAGCCTTATCCTGCTGAATTGTATAACCAGCAAGGTTAATTAAAACCTCATCTGTTAGTTCGTTAAGTAGAATACCCATTACCACTTTACCTTATCTGCCCAGTAGGCTGCACTTAATTTGCCTTTAGAAATATTCTTGGCATGTCTTGCTTTGAAAGACTTACGGCGTGCTGCATATGATGCAGATTCACCAGTCTTACGAGGAGAACCAGATACACCCTGCTGCCCAAAACGAATAGTCTTGACTTGAGTTCCAACTTTAGCCACAACTACGTGTGACTTCTTAGGATGATTAGGCGTACGCTTAGGCTTGTTAAAACCCGATACACCAGCACGAGTTAATCTGGAATCTTTTTTCATCTGTATTTAGCCGTCTTCTTTGCAATAGATTTAGGTTGTTTTACGAACTGCTTGCCAGCACTAGTACCTGCACGCTTAGCAGCAGAGGTTCTTGCATACTCTGATGTGCTCAGTGCAGCACGGGCTTTCTTAGGTAGATACCGTTCACCAGTAGCCTTAGCACCTTGGGTGCTTGGCTTACCAGATTTAGTACCCCAGTCTTCTTTAGTCCATTTTGACAAAGACTTCTGCTTGGCAGTCTTACTACCTGAGTAGCCACCACCTGCTTTTTTGTAAGCCTGTGCTAGCAACTGAGCCTTACGGGCAGACCATTGGCCAGGCTTACCACCTTTAGAGCCAGACATAATCTGGTTCTTTAGACGCTCACGTAAACTTGCTTTGGTGTAAGCCATTGGTTAATCCTTATCCGTAAATCTTTCCGTATTTCTTTTCAAGAATTTTTTTCATTGCTTCATCTTGTGGTGTTCTTCTTACTGTCTTAGGAGTTACCTTTGGCTTAGGCTTAGGTGTTGGCTTTACCTTACCTAAATCTTTTAATCCAACAGTGCTTCCATCTGGCAATACAACTTTTACACCTGAACTACGTTTTGGCATTTTTACAAGTTTGCGTACGTTTCCAACTTCTGATTTAGTAAGTTTTGCTTTTCTAGGCTTTTTTGATAATGGCATTACATGCCACCAAATAATCCACGGCTCTTAGGCATAGCCTTTTTTGCTGTCTTCTTCATAGTCTTTTTCTTAGCAGCCTTCTTAACCATCTTCTTGCCTGACTTCTTGGCTTCCATCTTGGCTGCCTTCATACCCTTAGCGGTGTATGCAAATTCTTTTCCGTTTACCATTGGCATTATATTGCTCCTACTTCCTTGAGTTTAGATACTGTATTGTTCTGTATTATCTTGCTATCACCCATGGTGTTGGCATCGAATGCTTTACCCATGACATCAGAGGCACGCCGTGCTTCCTGAATTTTTTTCATACTTGTACCAGCAGGTTGAATTCCTTCGGCACGTGCTGCCCGATAGGCTTCTAACTCACTGTCCCACTTTTTGTTACTCACCATTTTTTGAGATGATGAGTCTCCTGGATTTAATTGCAGTCCAATAATCTTGCATCCGAAGCAACCTTCAACATCTTCTGGATGGTCTAATCTATGTCTCACACTGTCTCCACTGTATAACCTGCAGCCTCAAGGCTGGCTTTTTCTGCTTCGCTTACTTCGTAGGAGTATCCTCCAATGTAAGCAATCTCTGCTGCTTGTGTTTCTTCTTGAGATGGAAAACGAATTTCATAATATTCGCCATCTATTTTCAAGACTGTAATGCCTCTTACAAGTCTAAATCTTTCAAACAAACGACCTTCACCAGCAGGGCCTTCGCTTACTGTAGGTGTTGTGAATCTGTATGCCATATAGCCTCCTAAGCCGTTTTATGGATAGAGCAGAGGTTTCCCTCTGCCCCACCCATCTAATTACTTATTAGACGCGAACAGACGATGCTGTTTCAATGCGGTATAGAGCCTCTGGACGGTAGATAGACCAGTTGATAATTCCGTGCCAGCCGACTGGGCGGAAACGGTTCAACTTGTCTACAACGTTACCAAATTCAATACCTGGTTCCTTCCATACTGCTTCAGCAAGTGCTTGCTGTCCTAGTACGTAAGTGTTGAAAACGCGTGTTACTGGAGTAACTGTTAGTGTGTTTGTTCCAACAGTTCCTGAGTTAGCAACAGACACTGTAAGTGTTGTGTTTGTTGCACCAACTGAGATAGCAGTAATCTTTGCAGAAGTGCCAACGTTAGTGCCAGAGATTTTATCTCCAACCTCAGCGAGGCCACCGAATGCGCCGTTTGCTACTACGATTGTGAATGCGCCAGATGCGCCGCTTACTGCAGGTGCAGTAGCAAGTGCTGTCTGGTCTGCTCCACCCATGTTGGTTGTCATGCGAGGTGTCTCAATGAAGCGAACACCTTCCCATGCGCCAAGTTCACCAGCAAGTAGAGGACCAACATTCTGGTACTCGTGTGGTGTACGCCAGATGTTGTTACCTGTCTCTGTGCGTAGGTCGTGTGAAACTTCTGGGTGGATGTATGAAACATACATTCCGCCACGAGTTACAACGTTAGCAGCGCGTAACTTTGTTACAGCAAAGCGTACGTCACGGCCCTTGAATGTGTCTGTTGAAGCAACAGATGTACGAGCAGCAGATGTTGATAGTGCTCCGCCAGCCTCACGGATAACGTTTGTACCTGCATCTAGAACAGCAGCAATACCATTGTCTAGTGTTACTGCCATGTTGTATGAAACTGCGTTTGCAATCCATGGGTCAACGTCAGCAAGTGACAAAAGTGACAACTTGCGTGTTGGAAGTACTACGCGACCTAGTTCTGTCTGTGCGACATCTAGTGTTGTAGTTGCTGGTAGCGCTACTGCATCTGGGTCAGTAGTCTCATCTAGTGTTGCACCTGCAATTGAGGTGTCAGCAATATCGTTGTGGAATTGGAAACGGATTGAAGAACCATTGTGAGTTGGGTTTCCCATCTTCTTGTCCGCGATTGCACGGAACTGTGGCACTGAACGCAAGTTGATTTCAATTAACTTGTCGTATGCCAACGTTACGAGATTGGAACCTAACCCAGAGGTTGAAGTTGAAAAGACATCGGCCATTTGGCGATATCCCCTTTCTAATTAGTGTGCGGTTTTTATTGACCGCTGAGAATGGATATGATTTCTTCCTCAGATGAGGCATTTGCAATTAATCGCGCAATGTCTTCTGAATAAGCGGGAGTGTCAGCCGTTTGAGTTACAGAATCCTGTTGCTGTAAAGCACGTATGTTTTCTGTATCAACTGGCTTTTCTTGATTTGGCGTGTACCCAATTAAGTCACCATTCTCAACGAGCCAGTTTGAAACTGCGTCTGCGTTGATAGTGTCTAAGTCCTTAAGGACAAGGCGGGCAGCCTTAACATTTACTCCCTTTGATTCGAGGATTTCTTTAACGGTTCGCTCATTAGATTCCCTAGAGAATTTCGCTAGTTGTTCTTCTAGTTCCTTAATGCGCTTTTCATCTGCTCGTTTGGCTTTGCGTAGGTTAGCGATACCATCATCGCCATTCGAGAATTGAGAACGGTTTAATTCGTTCTCTAGACTTTCGTTATCGTTTTCCCAGTATTGTTCGTTGCTCATGCAACATCACCCTTCATTAGTAGTTGTCGCAGACCTCAGTCAGATAAGGGGATATTTGATTGGCTTCTGCTACCAGACTTTTACGCCTGACGGGGCTGGTTGGTCCGTCTAGGGAATTTAGAATGCGCTGGAGTTACCGCTACCTAGTGCGCCACGGGCTAAGCCTGATGCACCACCAAATGAGCCTACTTCTTTTTCGGCTAGTCGTAGTCGCTTGCGCTTTGCAGATTCAAGTTGTCCAAAGACTTCTTCCTCTGCTGTTTTTTGTGTGTAGTTAATTCCTTCTTCACCATAAATCTGACCAAGTTTTGTTCCAGTTGGTAGAACATTGGCAATACCTTGGTAACCCTCACGGGCTTGCTCCTGAGTAATGCCCAACTTGGCAAGCGCTGTAGCGCTGGTTACATCTGTTAGTAGATTCTGCTTTAAGGCTTCATTGCCAATCTCAGCAGATAGAACCTTCTCCTGTAACTTAGGTAGATTTTCTTTAGGGTTAAGAAAGTACTTAACTAAATCATCATCTTGAATACCATAGAATGACTTAAGAGTAGCCTTAATGTTAGGGTCAGAGTTATTGACCCTAGTTACTACTGTATCAATTCTATCCTTAAACTCTGCAGCAGAAATATCATTGCCAATGATGTCAGCCATTCTAGACTGAGACACCTTGCGGTCTGCTCCAAAGTAACCCTGTAAACCAAAGGCGCGTAGGGTTTCATTATAAGAATCTTCTAGTTGTAGATAGGTTGCTTCATCTATTACGTTAAGTCCAGCAGCACGGCGAATCTCATTACCACGGAAACGGTTAATGTAAGAAGTAGTCTTACGAAGTTCTACTGATGCTTGGTTAGCACCAAGTCCTTCTTCCATAAAGCGTTTAATTTCTGGCACTAGTTCTTCTAGTCCATAATCCTTAAAGGTACTTTCAAGCAATGTGTATGCATCTACATCTACTGTTGACTTGTACTTATTGCCAGAGGCAACAAGAGTTTTTTGTGTGCCATCAGAGTAAAACCCAATTACATTTCCGTAAGCATCTGTTTCAGTAGATACTAATGTTGCATCAGGTGATGTGGTTTGACTAGTAACCTGTGAGGTAGGGTTAACATTTGTTGGAGTAACAGCAGTAGAACTACCTGCTGCATTAAATCCCATTGGACGAATAACGCGATACTCGCCTTTACCGCCTGCACCAGTACGAACAAACTGAACTGTAAAGCCCTGGGCTACTTGCTCATCTGTAAGTGTTGGTTGCTCTTGTGCTTTGTAGGCAGCAGTTACTCTTTCGTTAAATGCTGTATTGGTTTCACCCTTCATTTTTTTCATAGCATCTGGGTTGATAGCACCAATTTCTGCTGCTGTATTTTCCAGATTAGAAATACTTGTTTGGGTTTTAGCAATCTGTGCATTTACTCTATCAAGCAAAAGTTCATCAGGGGTTTTAGCAATAGCCTTTTGTGCAGCAGGTACAGCAGCAGTTGCTGCACGCATAGCAGCAGCCTTAGTTTGCTCATCTACTACAGGTCGAAGACTAGAAAAGGATTCGTTTATTCTTGCCATTATGCCATCAATCCAAAGGAGCGTAGAATCTCAAGTGCATATCCTGATGCTTCTTCTCTAGCACCTGGTGACTTAAGCCACGCTTCTTTTGTCTTAGGGCTGGTGCGCAGTAGTTTCTCGTAATCTCTGATACTCATAACTCCAGCCTTTTGCGCTCCTGATGCATCCCTATTTGATAGGGCTGCTTGAATATCTTCATCAAAAATACTAATTGCATTATCTGGTAAACCAAGTAGTCTGCCTTTATAAAAGGCATACTGATTAGCAATGTCAGAAGGCTTAACACCTTCATCAATTAACCCAGATATGTTTCCGTAAAAACCCTTAGCCATACTCTTAATAGTATTCTTGGCAGAATCTAAATCAGTCTTGCCACTAGGAGTGAAGACTCCCATTACCTTATCAAGGGCTTGCTTTGTATCTAACTTGATACCAAAGGAAGATGCATACTCTTTAATCTCTTGAACACTTTGTGCTACTTGACCATTGTTCTTTGTTAAACCTTCTAGGTCTGTACCCTTAATAGCAGGCTTAATAACCATAGCCTTAATGCGAGAGTAATCATCAGCATCAAGATACTCACCAACAGTAGTAGTCTTACCACCAGCAGTAGTAGTCTGCTTAACTAGTGCAGCCTTTTCTTCTTTGTTTACTTGGTCATAGTATGACTTCTTTTCTGCAGCCGTAGCCCTACGGCCAAGCATTAAAAAGAAGTAATCATCAATCTCTTGGTCTGCCTGTGTCTTACTAGTTAGGTTAAGACCAGAACCATCACGGCCTTCTCCACGACCAATACCAACATATTTGTTAAGCAGTTTGTCAAAGCCTTGAGTAATTAATATTCCACTATCCTGGAAGTTCATTACCGATTCTACTGAAATTTTGCTTGCGGCTTTAGTAATAGCAACTGCTAAAGCAGTTTCATCTTTAGATTCAAACTCTGATTTTTGCATATAGTCAGCATCATAAAGACGCTTACGCAAATATTCTATACCTTTGCCAGCCCTAGCCTCAGCAATATATTTAGAGCGAACTGCTTCAGCACCAAGAACTTGATAATCGCCCTTTGGGTTAATGTAAAGATATACTTGTCCAGGAATAGGGGAGTTTTCAGTTCCATTAAGAATCCATTCGTTACCACGTTGAACAATTTGATAGTAACCATTAGCACCAAAATCCTCGGTCATATCTTTGAGGGTTTGATTAACAGGTGGCTTTCTACCTACTGTTCCTTGATTGGCAGCAGAAACTTCTGGTGATGCCACTATCGAACCTCCGTTGTGTATGTGTCACGAGAGTAGAAACCTAAGATGGGTGCAAACACTGCTCTATTAGCCTCTCTCATTGCTGGGTCTAATTGAATTAAATCATTTAGAATTTGTTCAATTTGCGCTTTTTTATTACGCTTCATTTCTGTAAAGTTCCAGATGCGTCTGCTTTCTGGGTCTTCTGAAAATGAAATAAACTCACGTATAAGTGATGTAACAGTTCCCATGTTTTTGCGAACTTGAGGTGATATTGGTGTTGACTTATCAGTAATGGCTTGGTCAATAGAAGAAAGAATGTTTCTTTCTGTTGATACTTCAAAGCCACCAGTCTCAAGGGCTGTTCGTAGTAATGGATATCCAGCCTTTAACGCATTGCGTCTAGCGGTTGCTTGCTCAATAATTCCTTTACGGGTTTCAGGTGCTGCTGTTCTAGCAAGCAAATCGCGTTGGTCACGCTCAATATCAAAGTATGCTTGCTTAGCCTGAGCAATGGATACATTGTCAAGATACTTTTCAAGAGTAGGTAGTTTAATTAACCCTTGCGCTTCTAGCCAAGTGTATGAATCTGCTGTGTAATCTCCAGTTTGTGGACCAAAGATATACGCTGCTTCACCATAAGTCTTAAGAAATGACTCGTTATTACGTGCCCACTTATACATAGTATCAGTCTTTTGAATTGCTATCTTTGTAGCCTTTTCATTACGAGAGACAGTATAAATAATCTTGCGTGGATTCTTGCCAATAAATGTAGCAACGGCCAACTCATATGGGTCTGTTAGGAAGTCACCTTCCGTCTTTGATATACCAGCAAGGATGTCATAAAACTGAGCACGCATATTAGTTACACCAGTGCTTTTAATATAATCTGGAACACCCTTGCTCTCACGTAATGTGGGAGAAATAGGGCTAAGCATTCCAAAGAAAGCACGGGCTGCAAGCACGTTATGTGCTGCAATTTTAACGGTCTTTAAGTATTCAGCCTTTTGTACATCTGTTGCATTAGCAGGTAGTTGAATGCTTTCATCACCAAATGCTTTTATGTAAGCAATAGCCTGAAACGCAGCAGTTGTTTCTTGACGATTCATCTCATCAATATCAATTGCACGGGCTGTAGCACCACGGCCAATAGTTTCTAGATTCTGCAAGAACAATGGCATAAGCGCTTTGCGCAAAGTCATGTTATCGCCAAGATTACCTAGTGCCCAAGTATCATAATCATTGGCAAAGTTAGTAGCCCTTTCGCCCAACTTGCCTGGAATGTAGCCCAACATACCCTTAATACCAAGGAATGATATGGCTGCAACTGGACCAGATAGTGATGGTTGTCCTGCATCGGGAGCAAAGGATGGGTTAATTAAACGCAGTTTAAGAGTAACATCATTAAACTGTGGAACCTTAAATGCTCCACCAGTAAATTGACGTACTACTGGTTCAACCGCTGTGTTGATAATTGTATCGGTTGGTAGTACTACGTATGGCTCACCCTGGTCATCTTCATAAACTTCACCACGGGCAGATAGTCCTTGATGCGCTAGGCGCATACGATAGATAACTTGTAGTGGCTTCTCACGCATTAAGCGGTAGTAGCGTCTCCAGAAGTCTTCAGTTGCACGATAGAAACGTGCTACTGTGCGTGTAGATAATGCAAAGTTAGAACGAATTGCAGGATTATCTACATACTTAAGAATCATATTAGATGCATCATCCATGGCAAGTTCTGTAAATCTTTTTGCCGCAATGTCATCTATTTCTTTAGTAACTTTAGCAAGTGCCTTATCATTTGTTAAAAGACTTGGGTTGTTAGTAACTTCCTCTTGAAGTAACTTACTTGCAAACTCTTTTTGTAACCCTTCATATCCATCACGAAGACGAGCATAGGTTGTAAGAACTGCAGGTTGACGGAATAAACCATTTACTTGACGGTCCATTCTTTCCATAATCGCATTACCAAACTTGCCCCATGCAGATTCTAGGTCAGCCTTATCAAGAAACTCTTCAAACTCAATGTTGGTATTAATTTCACCAGTTGGTTGCTTACCAACAGTAGCCTTTTCAAACTCATCAAATGATGTTCTACTAGCAACCTTTGACCACTTGCCAGCAATTGTTTTACCCTCGCGCATTTCATAGGCAACAAGGTCGTTATGCTTAGCAACCATTAGATTAAATAAATCTTCATTAAAAGATTTAGGTCCACCATGGAAAGTGTTGCGCATATCTAGCAACATTGTTTCTACGTGGATACGTGCAATTTCTGCATCTGGAATACCACGTTGTGTGTAGTGAACTGAATCACCAAACAAGGATAGAAACTCTCTAACAATCGCTGTACGCTTTGGGTCTACTGTAAACTGGCGAGTAGTAAAGTCATAGTTGACTCCAAGAGCCTTAAGCATATTAGTTCTAGCAGTAGCAAAGTCTTTAGCAGTTCTTAAACCATTGTTATCAAAGAACACTGTTGCTGGGTCTACTGATTGTTTTTCGCTTTTAAGTGAATACTTATTTACAGCAAACTGGCGATACCAGGTATCAAAGTGAGCAAGAGTTAAGTACTTATCATTAGTACGGCGAAGTTCCTCTGTGGATAATGCACGGAACTTACGGCCAGTCTTAACCCCAACTTCTTCTAGTGCTGAAGAAAGAGTAGATGGTGTAAATATAGCATCAATAATATCCTTATCGAACTTACCACCAAGGGATGTTCGAGCAGAAACTGATGCAGCCATTGAGTTGATTACATCTGGGTGGTGAATAAATGCATCCTTAAGCCACTTAAACTGTGTAATTGATTCATCCACACCAAAGGCACTATATACACGTCTAATGGTTTCTTCACGAATCATCATGTGTGTTACTTCTTCAATTGGAATCTTTTTATCAATCGCAAGGTCAGCAGCAATCTGAGAACGTTCTGCAACAGTAAGCGTTCCTTCTGGACCACCCTTACGAAATAATATATTAATAGCACTACGAATAGGGCCAACAGAAGACTTAGAACCAGTAAGTGCTGTGGCTACATTCTTAAACTCTTGAACATCTCTAATCTTTCGTAGTGAAAGTAGGTCAAGTAGTGGTGCAGTAAGGGCGTACATAAACGCTTCATCAATAGCAGAACGAATACCTAAACGCGGAAACAGTGTAAGAATTGTCCAGAAGTTTACAAACTCAGAGACATACTTGTTGCGTGTAGCACCATCAAAAATGGCTGGAATAGAGTTCTTGCGGCGTGTAGACGCAGCAACCTGAATAATCTGCTCATATGGCAGAGCACCAATACCTTGCGCTACCTGGCTAGGCTGCACAATTCCACGGGCATTAAGAATAGGGGAATCATTTTCAATACGAACAACGTGTGGGCTAATATCATCAATAAAATCTGTAGGCACTTCTGTTCTAGAAGTAGTAGTCATACCAGAACGATTGTTAAAAGTCCTATTAAGGATTTCTTCCATAATCTTACGGCCTTCGGCTGTGCCATGTAGACCATAACGGTGCATAATTGCTGCGTATAGGTTACGAATAATAATAACCTGCTCATCAGCCTGTGAGTCCAAGAAATGGAATGTCACAAAGTCTGCAACATCACGGGTAAATACCTGTCGTGCTACAAGACGGAAGTTTTCTGCTGTTTTAACAGCATCTTCTCCAAGAAGAATCTGTGTACCAGCAGGGTTACGGCTTGCAGCCTTACCAAAAATTTCACCGATACGGCGTGCACGCTTAATATCTTTGTCAATTTCATCAAAGCGTTGAATTCCAGCAACGTTAACACCTTTATCAATGTCAGCACCAGCGGTTCTAAGAATGCTTACAGCATCTAAACCTTTATTCTGTGCACTGGCTAATCCAACTGATGTCTTTGCATTAGCAGCATTAGGATTCATAATTGCATCTGCAAGTTTAGCAATACCCATGCTGATGTGGCGCTCTGATTGTGCAGTTGGAATACCATTGCGCATAAATGTAATGCCATCAACGCGGCCATTTAGCAAGATTCCAACATTTTGAATCTCGCCAAAAAAGTTTTCAGCAGTTTTTGAATCAAAAACTTCTTTACTCGCCAGTGTTGTTACAACTTCAAAGTTACTAAAGCCAGGATAGTTCTGAACTAACTCGCGATAAGCGCTAGACCTTTCAATAGAACCCTTTTTTGCTTCAGCAAACTTTCTAATTGCAGGACCTACGCCCTCATCCCATAAAGTTTTAACGCTAGGGTCTTCAAATGCCTGCTTTACACTACCCTTAAAGTTACCTTTTTTTGCTTCTTGCATAATATTATCAGCAAGGCGTTGGCCTTTAGTTGAAAAAGTAGCAATCTTGCTTGCGCCACCAGTCATATATGTTAGTGGGTCTACAACAATTTGATAAATTGTGTCAATTGTTCCAGTTACACCAGTCTGATACTTACCAGAAAGTACACGTGAATTTAAGTTTCCACTGTTAGCCTGATTTGCTGTGTAAATTTTACGATATAAATCACGACCTGGTGAAATACCAGCAGCCTTTGTATCAAAAATAATCTGAGCAAATTCTTTTTGATTATCAAAAGCATATGTAATAGCGTTAAGAATCTTTGGGTCTGGCTTACCATAGGATTCAACAATTTCGCCAGGAGTTTTACCAGATAGTAAACCCTTTGCTACAAAAACATTCTCTTTGCCGTAGCGTGCTTCAACAGCCTGTACTGCTCCTTTGTCCCAGGCATCGCGACCATTGTATGCATCATCCCAAACAGTACCTTTAAACGGTTTGTTTATTGCAAGATTAGCAGCAGCAATAGCGGGTCCAACAGGACCACCAAAAGCCGATAAACCACCAGTTACTGCAATGGGAGCCAATGCTGGGTCAGCGCCTTGGGCGATTTGTCGTCCTGCAACATAAGGAGTGTTAATAGTTTTACCCCATGCGATAGCACTTTGAAGCGTTCCAATAATTGGACTTCCACCAAGTTTAAGAACTTTGCCAGCAATTCCAAGACTACGTTGAAGTAGACTTGGGTCTTCTTGAGTAAACTTAGCGGTTGGGTAAAGAGCCTTAATGTTTGCTTGGGCTTCTTCTGTTAAGGCTTGAAACTCACGCTTAGCATCATCTGCTTTAAGAGCACGAAGTTCTTTTGCTTTTTTAACAGTGTAAGCCAACTGTTCAACGGCAAGTCTTTGCTGAGGTGAAAGGTTAGCATTATTTGCAGCATTATAAACAGCAGGATTAACTTCTCCTACAACTGGATTTATGCGGGCCATTAGTACCCATATTCAGCAAGGGTTGAATAAATAAGTTCGGCTTCTCCAGTTGGGTCAAACTGTGCAATCTTACGCATAGTTACAGAAATTGGTTCAGTAGTTGTAGGAAGGTTCATTACTTCACTTCCTGGTCCTTCACCAATATCTACACCAGATGAAATAGGTTCATTAGGACGTGTAGTAGCAGCCATTAACTCTGTTGGCATTTCCATCTGAACTAATCCTGAATTGCCCATAGCGTTAGCGCCCATGCTGTTGCCAGCCATTGGTGCTGCTACTTGGTTTGAGTAGGTTTGCTGTCCTTGTCCGTATGGGAGTCCTGGAATGTATCTAGCACCTTGTGTTGGTCCCCCGTCAGTGCGCTGAGAAAGAGCGCCAGGGCCTGAAACTGGTGCTGGGTTAGACGGTGCACGGTATCCACCTTGTACTGCCATTATTCATCTCCTTCGTCTTCCAATTCATCTTCAACTTCTGCTGGTTGGCCAAAGGAATCTTTATTGTATTCCTTAGCCAGACGCATCATGCCTTCGGCATTCCAGGGTGTCATTGCTTCTGACACTTCCGTATGCAAGTAACGAGTTCCATCATAGTCTGCCCATTCTGTAATTATTAACCAGTTAGCGCAGATAAAGTTAGACCCATCAGGGTCTTCCTCTATTAGAACTTTTAATGCTTGCTCTATTTTCTCCCTGAATCTCTCACTCATTTTGCGTACTGAATCTTTGTAATAATTGGTGCACTTGTGTGAATATCCCACATGCACGCTACTTCAATGGCTCTGCGAATTATTTTTTCCGCTTGTTCTGGAGTTTTCGCTTTATCAATATGTAAAGCCTCCATAACTCCCAAAGCAACATCGCCACCGCTCCCACCATAATAGATACCACGGATATCACGGTCCCAAGAATAATCTTCAAAGACAGGATAAATAACTCCATGTATGCTGATAATAAAATCTGAATCCTGCGCTGCTGCATCGCCATCTTCTTTCATGTCATAACCTGCATCAATAAATACTTTACGCATAGCAGGTATAAACTTTTGTGTCATAAACAAATCTAAGTTTTCTAACTTAGTTGGCTTAGGTGGTTTCCATCCAAAGTGAAGGATGTTAGAACCACGACTAGCACCAGAACCTGCAATTAAATATCCGTTGTTCTCGATAATCTTGTGAGTAGCAATCGTCATAGGACGACCATTATCATCAGATGCTCTAGAATCGCAACCGATTACAGACCAGCCATCTCCTTGATAAGCAGCAAGTGTTGTCATTGTCCCCTACCTAGTTATCTTTGAGTTACGGTTCGTGCCGAAGCGTTTGCTGTTCCACCCATCGTTAGGCTGGAAAGTAAACTTTGTAATCCTTGTGGAGGTTGAGCGCCACCTGCTGGAGGAGCGGCGGGAGCAGGGGACGGTTGCTCAACCATAGGTGCTTCCCCAGCAGGTGGTAATTCTGGAGCGAACACTTCATTGATTGCGTCCTCAATCTGAGTGCCCTTTTGGCGCATACGGATAACTTCTGCAATCTTCTTAACGATTGTAGTTGGGTCTCCGCCATTAGCAATAAGTTGTGGAATTGCTTGTGCTGAAGCATTCAAAGATGAAATAAGAGCATTACGCATTTCTTCAACTTCAATCTTTTCTTGCTCCTGAGTTACGTTAACTCCAAATGGTAATTCACGCTGTGCTAAGTCCTTAGAGATTAATTTACCACCAAGGGCTTGCAACATAAAAATAAGTCCCTGTGCTGGGTTAAGACCAGCCAGCATTCCATAACGAACATCAGCAGAGTAGTCTCCCTTAATGTCCTTTGATGGTAAATACTCAATTGCATAAGGGCTACCAGAATCAATACCACGAATTGCTTTTTGCTCATTAAAGATTTTCTCATCTACTTCAAAGCAAAGTGAAATTACACTCTTAAGTGTAGATGCAAAGATAGCCTGCGCTGATTTAACTTGTGTGTCAAATCCACCCATAAGGGCTTGCACGCCTTGACCAGTAATAATTGAAGCATCAATATTTCCAGTACGTGATTCAGGGTAGCGTGTTCCAGTACGCAGTTCGTTTTGTAGAACTGCTTGCTCATTAAACAATGAGCCAGATACTGGTAGTTCAACTCGGCGAACACCTGCTGGGTTCTTAGTACGGATAACTCCGTCTCCACCGAATTGGAACTCGTTCACATCGTCAGGGACAATCAGTGGTGCTTGCACAGCCTTCTCTGTTGCTTCCATCGCAAGTAATGCGAATCTATTGCGAAGCAACTGAATGCCTAGTACATCATCAAACTGTCCACGCATCTCACCATCAACGGTTGGTCGCTTTGCGACTACAACCATCATCTTGCCAATAGGATTCTTAGCACGGGAGATAACTAGGTTCTGACGGTCTGGAACAAAGATAATAGATTGATACTGGTCGTAGTAACGAACAATCTCAACTCTATTATTCATGTCTTGGTCATATCCGTCACGACCAAGCAAAACGTCAGTATGCTCTGGGAACTGAGAAATCAATTCAGCCAGTGGCATAGCATAACGCTTAGCAAAAGCAACGCAGCGTCCGTAGCGGTCAAACTCAGGATACGCCCCGACAGGACTTTCTACGCGAATACGCGGCAACTTTGCTTCAGTGTCCAGTTCAATAATGAACGGAACAAACCCAAATGTAATGTACCAGTCAGCACCTGTGTACATCTGTACTTGCAACTCAGAGTTGTAAAGATAGTTAGCAGCAATGCGGGTGCGATTATCTGCTGCTTTACGAGCACGGTCTTTAGTTTGGCTAACTACTGAGCAGTTAACTGCTGGTAGTGGAGCCATAACTTCAGATAGGTCACGGGCTACAATGTCAACAAAGTTAGCAACTACGTTAGCCTCTACACCTTCTGGAAAAAACTCAGGGTATACATTAGAAATTAAACCTTGACGAACTAGTAGTACATCTTGATGGCGACTATCGCGTTCACGACTACGGTCTTTTAAAGACGCAACACGTGCAAAAATTTGCTTATCAGTTAGCATTATTTAATTCCTTTTTTTGCAAGATAAGCAGATGCTTTCTTTGCTATATTGGCTGCTTCTTTTTTGCTTATATCTGTTACGCCTAAACCGTACCTTCTAAAAAATGCATCTGCAATATCATCATTCTGTTTGAACGCATCTCTTTGAGCCTTGTTCATTTCAGCAATAATCTTTTTAATATTACTTAGTTCATTCTTTAATGGTGCATCTGAATTACGTGCTGGTTCACGTGATGCAATTGTTGGTTGACGCGGAACAAGAGTATTTCTTGGGTCTTCTGCCGCATCTCTAATTGCTTTCTTTCTAATAATTGCTTCTTTAGCCTTTTGAGACTTAGCAATCAAACGCTTTTGCGCCGCAATCTCGCGCTTTCTTTTATCGCGCATAGCACGGGCTTCACGCTTTAAAGATGCTTTTGCTGCTCCTGGTCGTACTGGTGGAGTAACAGGTTCAGCCTTTTTACGTGGCGCAGGTCTTGCGCTTGCACGTGCAGTGCGGGCTGCTTTTTCAGCACCACGTCTTGCAATAACATCTGCTGGTGTAACACGTTCTTTTTGTGCTGACCGAGTTACGGTTCTGGTATCAGGCTTTTTTCTGTAAAGATTATAAATCTCTTTAGCAGGGTCTACTTTTGGTGGGCGAACAGAACCAGTGCTACCTCTGCGTTCTACTACACGCTTAGGTGGATTAGCCACATCTGGTCTACGACTAGCGCGACCTAGTCTAGGTGCACCAGTTTGCATCTCAGTACGGATAAGAGATTTAATATCTTTTTGTGTAACTTTTTTTGCAGCAGCCTGCATAAGGCGTTTTTTTGCTGCATTAGAGATGGCAGCACGGGCTATTGCCGCTACTACTCCTGCTGCTAGTGGTGCTGGCATCTCTGCTCCTTTGTTAAATCATCTTCCGTCTTGCGGGTAAACGCTTCATTCTTGATGGCTTTGCAGGTCCTGAAGTTCCAGACTTTTTAGGACCAGATGGCATTGGCCGTTGCTTAATTCTTGGCTTACCATAGTTGCCTTCTCTTGTAGGCATAGGCACTGGTGTTGCTTGTCCAGGTGCACGATTAGGCTTACGCGTTGGCATAGGTACTGGCTTAGCAGTAGGTCTAACTATGCGCATTTGTGGCGAACCCGCCTTCTTTTTTGCAATCATAATTACTTAGCCTTCTTCTTAGCGGCCTTCTTAATTAACTTTGGAGTGTTAGCCTTGCGACCTGACTTTGAAACAACGTTTTCTGTCAACTTAACTGCACCTGTAAAGTTTGGAACTTCTCGTGTAGAGCGTCTCATGCTTACAAGTTTTGCAATATCAGCAGCGGTCATGTAGTACTCGCCATAATACTTCTTGCCGTCTTTAGTTACCTTGACATCTTCCATCATCTTTTTAACTGCGTTACGACCTGTGGTATCTGGCACGTATCCCTTAGGAGCCAATGATGGTCCTTGTGCTGCCTTTAGTCCACGTGCAGTTGCTTTGGCACTCTTCTTTGCTGATGCTTTCTTTGCCTTGCTTACCTTGGCTGCTACTGCTTTCTTTGCTGCATCAGCCGCATATTGTTGACCAGCCTTTTTTCCCTGAATGCTGCTTACAACTGCCTTACCTGCCTTTGTTACAATTTTCTTTAATGGCATTTTATTTTTCCTTTACTTTTTCTTTTTCTTAGAAGCAACTACCGCTGCTCCAGCGCCACCCGCTGCGGCACTTGCTACTGCTGTTTTCTTAACAACTCTTGTAGTTTTAGATTGAGTTGCCTTTTTCATACCTTTTACTTCGCGCTTTGCTGTGCGGTATGCAGCAGCATATGCCTTTGCTCTTTCTGCCTGACGAATAGCATCTAATCTATCTAACTGATTAAGAGTCATATTGTCAGGAACACCTTTGCGTAATCCACCTAGTGATGGAGTACTCAATGCTGGAAAGTTTTTTACATCTACTCCGCCAAAGCCTTTATCAAGACCCATTCTTTTTTTGAATGCATTTGACTCACCAACGGTTGTTGAACCATAAGAACCTTTTTTGCTGCTTTGCTTAGCAATTCGCTTAGTTGTTTTAGCAAGTTGCTTAGTGCCCTTCTTCATAACCTTGGCTTGTTTAATGGTCATGTTAGGTGTGTTCTTTAAATCTACAGAACGTGCAATAATTTGCTTGTCTTTAGTGGCACGGGAAGATGCTACCTTTTTAATAATTTTAATTGGATTTGCCATTGTATTAAAACATCTTCCTCTTGCGTGGTGTTACCTTTTTAGTGGTAGTAGAAGCCTTAACTGCTTTAGTAGACTTAACAACTTTCTTTACAGCCTTGCCTGTAGCCTTTGCAATCTTTCCATAAGGAACTAAATACATAGCAACATCGGTTGCATTCTGGGGCATAATCCAGTCATTAGAAAACTTTGCCACTTTACCAGCAGTACCTGGTAGAGGTTTTTGTTTTTTAATTTTTGGGATATCAGTACGATTAGAAGTCTTAGCCATGTTACTTAGCCTTTTTCTTTACAGGTACTTTTGGAGTAGTTGGTTTTTTAGTTCTGCTGTTTATGCTTCTTAAATCTTTAGAAGGATACTTAAGAGATGTAATTTTTTTAGAAGACCCAGCATTGTATTCAGTTAACTGAGCAGTATCTTTAATATTTCTCATACTGCCCTTAACTGGCTTGCCAGTCATATATTCTGTAACTTTAAGTTTTCCTTTTGAATTTCTCCATGCAACTGGTGAACCTATAGTTCTACCCTTTGCTGCAGCAGCGTTAATTCGTGTGGCTTTTTTTGCTGCTGCGTCTTTAGCAACTTTAGGTGCAACTTTTTTTGTTTTTGAACCCTTAACTACTTTACCTATAATTTTTGCTATGTTAGCCATATTACTTACCTTTTTTCTTTACAGGTACTGGTCTTCCGCGCATAACGCGATACTTGGCCTCAGAGGATGCATTACCAGCATTACGAACAAGTGGATGTTTTTCAAGGCCACTAATAATTTTTACTTCTTTTAAAGTAGCACGGCGTGACGTTGTTGAAGTAGGCAAAGTTTTTTTATTGGTTTCTTTTGCCCAGTTCTTATTTTTACCTTTACCAGTAAGTACACCAGATTCTTTTACTTTAGTATTGCGTGTTATAGATTTTGCCTTACCAGTAGTAAGTTTTTCTATATCTTTATAATTGGTTGCTTTAAGCCCTTTAGAGTTTTTCTTTCCACGCATTGCTTTATTTAATACTTTTATTACGTTAGCCATGTTGGTCCTTATCCGAATTGCTCTTGCCACTGTTCTTGCAGCGCAAGGTCTAGGTTTACTGTTCCGCGTTTTGCTAGTTGTGCACGGGTTGCCCAACGATTATCTGCGTATCGTGAGATAACTGTGCTTTGTTGCATCAACTCACGGCAGCGTAGGAACGCAAACCACATGGCCATTACGCAGTCAGTCTTGCCTTTGGTCTCAGGCTTCCACGTAATCAGTTGTTGAATTAACGCCTTCACTCCTTCTGAACCTTCAGAGGAGGGAAATTCAATTGTGTTGTTCTTCTGGAATACTCCATCGTGCATAGTGCCTAGCATGGTTGACATAGATGCAACACCATGTGAGGTATCCCATTTGTTCTTCTGTGTGAAGTGCGGCTTTAAACTACAGCCGTATTGCGACAGCCATTGACGCAAATCAGTATCAAGTTCATAGGCT